GAGCACAAAATAGATCATCTGTGTTACCATGCCATACATCGGCAACTTCCTTAAAAACCCGAACTTGACCACTGTTCATCCAGTTCACTACAACTTGATATATAACAGTAGCCCGTCCGGGTCCATTTCCATCTGTGGCTGGGAATACCTTGTCGGGGCCAGATTCTATAATCTCCCCTAGTAACAATCCTGCTACTCTCCGCAGCCCTGCACAAATAGGATTTCCGTCGATCAATTCGTCTGATCGAAAATGTTCCATTACGTATTTGTTCCATTCTGGAGACGCATACTCAGGAATGTCTTGGTCTTGTTCCTCTTGCTTGGGAACCAAAAGTATATCATCCTCAGTTATACTTTTAGCGTCAAACAGTTCTAAATCAATTTGGTCTTGCATTAAGAAATCTCCAGTTCAATAAGCCTTTTACTTTTCGGAGGAAACTTTTTTTCTATCTGTTCCACAACAGGTTCTACAGCTTCCCACAACCTTCTACCTATGGCTCTACTATAAGAGCTACATAAGTATTTTACTCTAATTACACAGAATCCCCTTTTGATGAGAATACCGTTCTTAATTATATCATGCTTGACATATTCTCGCAACCCCTTTTCTCCAAAAACTGGTTTAAAATGTTGCGGTCCATCAACTTCAATTACAGTCATCATATCTGGTAAATACAAATCCATTTCATAGTTAGTGCCTTCGATAAGACCTTTTCTATGTAGCTCAACGGTTCTTCCGCTTTCTCCTAGCTTATCGTACAATAGTCTCTCTGGTTTTGAGCCATGAATAATTGTTTCCCTAAGTGCGTGAGCAGCTTTTCTTTGCAGTTCAATCTTTTCGGTCTCACTTTTACTTTCCCAAGATTTCTTGCCTAGCTCACTTCTACGCTTCTTCTCTACCTCTGGTAATCCAGCCCACTGTTTCTCCATAGTGCGACTAATCTTTTCTTTGACTTCTTCCGTTCTCTTTTTTCCTTTTGTGGGATGCGCTGCTCTTCCAGACTTCAAAGCTTTTTTATGTGATTCACTTTTTGTGCGTAACTCAATACCGCTTGAGACCAGAGCTCGTCTGATCTTGTTAGGATATGTACCAAGCTCTTCCGCTATCTGATGTGTGCTTTTTCCTTCATCTAGGTACATTTTGGTTATAATGTTTATGTCCATACTATTTCCTCCAGTTGCTCCATGTCCCAGTCTTGAACGATACCGGAAACTTCTTTATTGCAATAGTTTTCTATTAGTTGTTTGTGTGAATTGCTTCTACTTATTATAGTCAAATCAGGGTCAGATAACACAGAATTTACATAATTAAAATCCATAGATTCTCTTATCCACTCAAGATCCCACAAGTAAAGAAATTTCTTAGCAGATCTATTTCTTGTTTTCAAAATAGTGTCTGCGGTTTCGATAGACGTAGCTATTGTTACGCCATCAAAGTATGAATAATAAGATACGTTCATACAAGCAAAGAATGTCTTGACTGGCGTGGCGCTTAAATTGTTGTAAAAACAGACAGGTGAATACTCATAGTTTTCATGTAGTTTATTAAACTCTTTTATCAAGTAGAATGAGTTTTGTGATGCAGACAGTGTATCTAATACAGCCGCTATTTTTTTCATTGCTCTTCTCCAGTAAAATAATGTGCTCTCCACGCTCTTCCGCCAGCAAAGTGTCTAAGTATAGTGTCTTCTGTTGCTGTGGGATTTATATAGAATCTATCCTCTCCATCCTCTTCAGGAATGTGAGTGACGTTCCATTCTGTTGGGAAAATTTCTACATTCTCAAGTAGTTCCTCTACCGAGTAGATTGTTTCAGAAGACTTGTTCATATGAAAGCCGTAGTTAGGTAGTTGCGCAAATGGAGCCCAACTATGAAGAGGCAGCCCTGACATTGTATACCAAGACGCCTGCTCTCTAAACAGCTCCCAGTTTGGTTGTCCTGTTATAGGGTTCGTGTGTTCAGGAGCTTTGTTATCCTTCATTCTTTGGTAAAACTCTTCATCGAGCATGTTTCTTAACATGTTTCTAGACCAGTCATTTACTCTGATTGTATATGCTCCCATACAATGGGTATTGCAAGAGTCAATAGCGTAGCCAAAAGATTTTCCTTCGCTTGGTTCAAATGACTTATCAAACTTAGCGATAGCAATATCAGCATCTATATGTGAAACTATGTCTCCGTCTTCAACAAAACCTTCCTCAATCCAATCATGAACAACTTTGTGTTTTAGCCATGTAGGATTATCCCTCCAGAACTTCCCGTCTTCTTCTCTAGGCAGACTCGTCATTTCTATGTATTCAAAGCCATGCATGTCTGAGTACTTCTGATTAGCTTTTGACATATATTCTAAAAAGAACCCTTGTCTAGGCTCTGGGTATTCTGCCATGCAGAAAAATATCTTCTTCATTATATAGCCCTCGCTAAAATCCAACACTGGGAACAGTTTCTTTCTTCGTTAGTTACTTCGCCATTTTCGTTTGCCAATTCGTAAAAGTCAGGCCATGTATGTTTCTCAAAAATCTTTGAGATATAATCATGATTACCCCACTGACCCATTTTAACAACTTGGAATCCATTCAAAATAAACATTGAAGCTAAGCCCATCGGTGTATACCCACCAAAATGTACTGGTGTCATGTGTGGTATATTTATAGTTGGCACACTTGTAAACACAAGACCAGAGGGCTTCATTACATTTCTAATGTTTCGGATAGCCAAATACGGATTGTACAAATGTTCTATTGTCTGACTAAATAGAAAGAAGTCAAAGTTCTCATCTGTTTTAATCTCTTCATGCAAATCATATGGAGGATAACTTAATACTGTCTTCTTGGAGAATCTATTCTCTACAAACTCTAGCTCAGGGTCTTCATCATCTGTAACGCCAATATGTCCAGATAGTTCAATTTGACTTGTCCATTCAATAAAGTCTAGTATACACCAGACTCTGGGAAAGTCATGCCCTCTCCATCCGTTATACTTATTCCATCCGCCAGATTCTTTCTGTCCCGGATACTCAGGAACCTTTTTATATTTCTCAAAATAAGAAGGATGTAGCTTAACATCATTGTAATATATCTGCTCTATAATGTTCATTGTTTACTCCAAAATTCTACCACTTCTTTGATTACACCATCTATTCCTTTTGTAGGCTCCCAGCCTAGCTTCTGCTTGATTTTAGATGCGTCTGGTATCTTTTCAGGGGCTTCTGAGAAGAGCTTCCCATGAAGCGCTACGGGGTCTACGTGAGCTATTCTGGATTCAGAACCTGTAAGGGCTTTTACTCTTTTTGCAAGATAGAGTATGCTCTCTTCATTTTTTTCATTGCCGATGTTCCACTCTTCGTTCCATAATTCATTTGGAGCAGTTGATGTTAAGTATATACCTTCCACAATATCTTTAACCCAAGTGAAAGCTCTGATCTGCTTGCCGCTATAGTACACGGTGATGTCTTCTCCATCTAGTGCTTGTTTTACAAATCTAGGAAGCACAAAACCTCCATCTGGAAGCTGATACGCGCCCGTCACATTAAATGGACGAATGATCTGATACTTAAAGTCTTTGTTTATTTTAGCACAGTTAGAAAGCACAATCTCAGAGAGTAATTTCGCTATTGCATATTCATTACGTACAGTGAACTCTCCCTTCAGAACTTTGTCTCCAACTTCCGACAAATAAGTTTTAGAATCCCTATGTCCATATATTTCCGAAGTAGATACAAATACGAGTGGACAGTCATTGTATTTAGCTCCTTCAATTACTGAGTATATATCCTTAAGTATGATATCAGCCATAACACCAGAATGCTTAAGCACACCAACTGGCCCAACAGGAGAAGCAAGATGTAAAACCATCTCAAACTTTGGCAACTCTTCCCATTCTATATCAATTACATCTGCCTCTATAAAGGTGACATCTTTGGCTATTGGATGTTCCTCAGTTATAGCATTAGAAGATAAATTGTCTATTACATATACAGACCATCCTTCTTCTGACCACTTTTCTATACAGTGCGTGCCTATAAAACCAAGTCCGCCTGTGATTAGTATGTTTTTCATTTTTCCTCCACGTATCTTAAAATTTGAAACGCTTCTGCGTAGTCTAAGTTTGATTGAGCGCCTCTAAGTTGAGCCATAGACCTTATTGTTTCTTGGCTACGAAACGCTCTGACTTGTGTTTCCATAAGCTCATAAGCTTTGATTTTTCTTTCTATATCAATCGCCCTATAGTAGTTTGGCTTAAATGCAGAGTCGATTTGATGTGAGTTGTCCCATAAGAACACATGAGGTTGCTCATAAGCGAATACTTTTTTTACAAAGAAGTTGCTGTCGTGAGGTCGTAACGCAACTAAAGCTGCCTCATATGCAACTCTGTGGTCTTGGTTATAAGACGGATATGGGACATATATCTCCTCCGGTCTTATATTGTTTATAGTTTTTTCTATCGGGGATATTAAATCTGGAATAGTATAGTTGTTTACCTTGTTTTCTAGAAGAAGGTATTCATGACCCAAGTAAGCTGCTGCCTTATCTGCTTCATCAAGACGTACTCTCATAGAAGGTCTGTCAATTAAGTCAGACTCATTTAAGCCACAATAAAGTACAAATGTATTGCCATCAATTATACCACCACACCCAAGCACGTCGTCATCAACATGCGGTGCGATTATTAACTTCTTAGTCACACTTTGCTCCGGTTATATATAGTATTGTGCCGTCTCTGCATTTTATGAATGGCTTTGGGTAAGGTCCCTGCAGACACCTTATCTTATTATATAATTCTTCAGCTGTTGAGGCATAAAAATCTTCAGGTTTTATTTCGCTATCTTTTGGTTTTCTACGCTTATATATTGTAGCTTCACTATGGTCTTGCTCTTTACCTTCGTCATTAGGGCTATTTAATATATGTATTATTCCAGACCTTGTTAGTGAGGACATGTCGCGGAATATACAATCCAAATTACCGGATAAAGAGAGTTTCTCTTGCCATAATATATTTCCATGATCCATCTTTTCGTCCATTATAAAAAATGTAACAGCGCTTTCTTTTTCTCCGTTTATTATCTGGTTTTGTATCGGAGAGCCTCCCCTGTACTTTGGTAACGGAGAAGGATGCATACATATACACTTACTAGACTGTATTAGCTCTTTTTCTATCATCCAACTCCATCCCACAAAGAATATAATGTCATAGTGATGACTGGATGTTTTTTCTTCTAATTCTTCTGGACTAGAGGCAAAATCAAAAACTTTGCCTAAAAGGTTATAAGCTCTAATAGCCCATGTTCGATATCCGCAAAAAAGTATTCTCATACACTGGTGACTTTCCTGTACTCTGTTTTATAATCATCCAACATGAAGTGATAAGTTCTTGAGTCTCCATCCGTTTTTCTTCGGCCAAAGTCCATACCAATAATCGAATGAGACCAGTCTAGCCAGTGGTCGCTTATGTCTGGTCGAGCTTCGCCTACTATGTCATCCCACTTAGGATAGTTTTCTTCTGGAATAACTCTGCGTATTTCGCTTGGTGTCTGTGTCCATTTTCTATGGAAGTATGGGCCAGATATCGCGCACTTAGCTCCGTCCTTTTTGAGCAAAGGGCTTTTCCAAGTCTGATCGTATTCACATGACAGAGCCTCAAAGTAAGCTAAATTCGCCAATCTTAGCCGTAGTGCAAAGTCGTCGTCTTCACATCCTCCGCCGTAAAACCTTTCATCGAACCAACCTATTTTTCTAAACACTTCTTTGGTTAAAGCCATGAATGCTACGTTCCACTGTCCTGCTACAGCATATCCCCTATGGAGTAATTGCAGCATAAAACGTACTTCTCTAGGCTCTGGCACAACTCGGTCATTAACAAGAATCACTGTCTCTGTTGGAGATGTTGCGACGGCTTCGTTAACTAATTCCGAATAGGAATCATACGCTGCTGGACGCCGGTCAATTCTTTTGTTCCAGTGTACGTTAAACTCTTCTTCTAGAGGTTTTAGAAGTTCAACTTGACTTTTAACGACATCTGGATCAGAACCCGCATGAAGACATATTGTGATATCTTTTTCTATGTATTTCGGTGATGGATAGTGTGGGTTTCGACTAAACATTATATACTCCCTAGTTGATCGCTAATATACTGAGCGACTGGTGATGCAGTTAATCTGCTATTATAGTATTCCTTTGATTTATCTGACAACAGCTTCAGTCTAGCTGGATCAGAAAGTAAAGACTTGACAGCGCTGTAGACGTTTCCTCCATCTATAGTATTGTATGGAGCATTTCTATATATCCAATTATCGGGCTGTTGAGCGCAAATAACAACACAGTTTGCTGACATGGCCTCAAAAAACCTAAAAGTTTCCGGGCTAGCACTACCGTGAGGGCAGATAGCAATTTTTGTATTTGATAACACTTTTGAGTAAGATTCCATATCAAGACCTTTATTAAAACCCTGATACAAACCGAAGAAAGAATTTACGCTATGATCAGACAGGAAGTCATATATCTCAGCGAAGAACCTAGCCCTATTCTGTGCTATCTGACCTATAAATGTAACATCATAAGTCCTATCACTAAAAGAGTTCGGCGTGTAATCAAAGTCCTTAGAGGGGCCAAGAGGCAAAGGTCTAAGTTTTTCATGTTGCCCCTCTCTACAGTATTGTTTGAATACTAATTTTACACTTGGGTCATTTACTTCTTCGGGAGTACGGTATTGCTCGTCGGCGTTCATAAGTATAATTTTTTCGCCGGGAACATCTGGCATTGGGTCTCCAAAGTTCTTCGAGACAATAGTAATATCTGATTCTATATGATCCGCTATTTCAGAAAAGTATTTTTTCTCTAAGTTGTTATCAGGTAGGAAATCATGATAGCTGCTCATTTAAAACCTCCAGTAATTTAATTGCTCTAGCTTTTGTTGTACCGCAAGTCCAGAGCCATTCTCTTTGTGCGCACACCATATCAATATATTCTTGTGTTGGTTTATCGTCTACTATAAGACGCTTGAATAGATTCTCTAAATCCTGCACACTATTATAAGAAAAGCAGGGTAGCTCTTGTGGGGCACATGGTTTTGGTTTCCTATCATAGTCTCTAAATAGAAGACATGCGCCACTAGCTAATATTTCATAATGTCTAAGTGAATCCCATCCACCTTTCATAGAGGTCAAACCAAACAAAGACCTATGCATATCTTGATAATACTCTTCTTCATTATTAAATACGTATAATTGTCTAGCTGCCGGACCTAGTATTTGTGGACCGAAAGCCGCATAAGGAGGTGCTGTTTTCTGTATGACCTGTGTTTTGTTGTCAAAGTTAAGAGGCATAATTCTGTGCTCAGGTATACCAAAACCTGTAGGAAAAACATTTTGATCTTCTTCAAGTTGCCCGAACTTGTAAAGCTCTCTTTTAAAACATGGAGTTCTGGTTATGTTGCTATGGTCATGACCATCTAAATACCAAACGCCATGCTTCGCTAATCTATCTATTACAGGGTTGTTCTTAACGCCATATGCGTCAGTTACTCCATATAGCACAAAGTCAATGTCTTTCAGCTCGCGATTTTCTACCTCTGCTATTGGCTCTGTCAATAAACTAAATCCCCATCCATGAAGCTCATTTTTAGGAGACTCGGAGAAATCCCCGTACATTATTTTCTTACGTGGAAAGTCAATACAATCATCTCCCAGTACCTCTCTAAGCCCATGTAGCATAGAAACCTCTTGATAGTCGCACTGAGAATTTGGGTCTTCGTTTGTTATATATACTAATCTCACAGGTACACTTTCCATAAATGTCTTAAAGTAGATACTTCAAGATCTTTTCCCGAAAAGAATTCATCAACAGCGGGCTTTACCCCGTTAGTAGGGTTTCCATAATCATGCCCAGCAATCGTTCCGCCATCTTTCATTTTTGGAAACCATGCTTCTAAGTCTTCTTTTACCGCTTCGTAACTATGGTCGGCATCAATAAATACAAAGTCTAGGCTCTTGTCCTCATAAAGACTGCACGCCTCTACTGAAGCAGATCTGATAGCGTTGATCTTATGTGCAACTGGTTTTATGTTCTCTGTGAAAATATTAAACAGTGTATCATTTCTTACTTCAGCTAAGATCTGATGCTCAGGTGAACCAAGCCAAGTATCGACACAATCAAACTTAATATCTTTGTCGTTATTTATCATCTCTACTGCCATGAGTGACGCGCTTTTACCTTTGAAACTTCCTACTTCAACAAAGTGGCTACCAGACGGGTACTTGTTTACCATCTCACTATAAAGCTCTTTGTCTATAGGATCGTCAAACCATCCATCTAGCTCTTGAAAAAAATGTTCCATTATTTAATCTCCTTACTTAAAATTTTATTGTAGCATCCATCAAACGAGTAATAGTCGGCATATACTTCACCGCCCCTAGTTATCATTTGCTGCAGGTTATCTACGTTTTGAACCATATCATTTAGTTTGTTATACAGGAAGGGTAGCTCGTTCACGGGACAAAGAACTCCATACTCTTCAAAATCTAGCTCATCTTCAAATGGAATCCAAGGCTCATCGTAGATGTAGACAGGTATTACTCTTGCCTCTAACGCTTCACATATTCTGAATGAAGTTTTACCATAACCTCTTGGACATAGAGCAAATATAGAATTGGCGAGGACCTCTTGAAATTTTTCAAATGTAATAGTTTCCGATATAGCAATACCGTCGTTGCCATGAAGCTCACGATACATCAAGTTTCTTACCGGATGTCTATTCTGCAAAGCTCCTATAAAGCTAGCTAATACTGTTCTATGTTTTACATCGCTGGTTCCGTGAGGCATGCAATTCAGAGGATATGCATAGTCTCCCACCCCTCCAGAAGCGTAAACAAATAAGTCTAAATCATTTACATCGTTCTGAATTCCGTCATCCCATTGGCATACTGTGAAGTATTTTTTCGCTCTGTCAAGAGAGTTTAGGTAATCCTGAATATCCGACATGTCGTCATTACAGTAATTTTTTGACACATAATAATTAGTCCAGCATACAGGAAGATATTCTCTCTCTGTGTTAGGCTGCTCTAGTGAAAACCTGTCATAAAAATACTCTTCAAATATTTGATAGTTGTGTGGCGGGTTTTCATGATTTGTCTTTACGGCAAATTTATCCATTATAGTGCTCCGAATCTGGTTGCCAGCTTGAGTGCCACAAATGACAAGCCATAGTCCAAGGTCTGTAATAAGATTTTACTAATTCGATTGTGGCTTCATGTCTTAAAGCGGCAGGAAACGGATGAAATGTGGTAGATGGATATATCATTATGCCGTCGTCTCCAACATGCTTCATGTAGTGTAACACGCTTCTAGTCAATGCCCAAGGTCCAGTTTGATAAAGAACAAGAGTTTGTGGGCACTGTATGCCCCAAGGATTGTCCAGTCTCATCTGTGCTATACATATATCTAATATTGGATGATTAGGCATAGATGCCATGATTCCATTATTTAGCTGCACAGGTCTCTCTAAACATATACCAGCATAAAAGCAATACTTTTTGTGAGAGCTAGAAAAATTGGCATTACACAAAAAATCTACATCTGCATAAAGACCTCCATATCTCTTCAGTATCTCATACCTAAGCATGTCTGACTTGTGACCAAAACTATCCGTCTTTGCGTACAAATCTTTGTTTAACATTTGGGGCAAGAACGTCTCTACTTTTTTATCGTCCCAAATCCATATCTCAAATTCGGGGTTGTGTTCTTTCCAGCCGTTGATTATCTCGACATATTTATCCGGAAGCTCGCTACCAAGCCATATGAAATGGATTATCTCTGGTATTTGACAATCATCGTCATTACGAGAAAGATTATTATCGTAGGCATCTTTTACCATTGCCCAGTCTGGATCTTGTTTAGCAAAGTCAATACTGAACAAAGAGGTGTCTATTTGACACATTTCAAAAAAGTTCATATCATACCCTCACATATAGGGCATCGCCCCAGCTTTCGGATTGCCAAAAGGTGTGCGCCCTTTGGAGACCATATACATTCATTAACTGATCTATCTCTTCGACCATAGGACAGCCTTCGTAGACCTCATCTCTGTTAACTTCGACAATCGCCATGTCTATTTGAGGAAGAAGTTTAATGCCGCCAGCTAGAACCTCTAGTTCATACCCTTGGACATCTATATTCAAGAAGTTGTAATCAGAGACATCTATATCATTATCTACTAAAAAATCGTCTAGACACTCAACCCTTACCTCTTCCTTTGAATTAAATTTAACCTGCGGATGTTCCGTTAAATGTTTCTTAGGTCTGTATAGTGAGCTAGAAGCTCCAGAGCCGTTGGACACGCCGCCTTCGGTGTAAGATATATACATTTCTGTAGTATGTGCATGACTACCAAGAGCTACATTATGTACCTTCTCATCGTCCACACACTTTGCCTTTACTATTTCATAGAGTGTTTTTTGTGGTTCAAACATTATTGTGTTTGTGAGGCCTAAAGACCTGTACGCATCAAGCTCTTCGCCAACAAATGCTCCCACATGTATAGCGCCTTTTATTTTAATTTGGTAGTGATCTGTAATCTGATGTAAATTAAATATCATGATAAGCCCTCCAGTATATTTATTTCTTGATGTGGACATACTATATCGTCTATAGATATGTCCGATAGTATAATTCTGCGTCCTTCATCAAATTCATCTTTTAAATCTAGCGCTGTATAGTTATATACATCGCCACTTCTGTTTGCTACTGTATCTTGCACCCTATTGTTTGGTGAATTTACCACACAGCTATATTGCGGGGATGCCATTATGGGAGATATATCAAAGAAAAACCTCTGCAGTCTTGACTCGAACTCATTTGGTGTCTGCTGCCAAGCCTTCTCCGCTCTAGGAATCTGTATGTTTTCGTAATAGTTTGACAGATGTGACAGCTCCTGACAAAATGCTAACATCTGCTGCTTTTGAAAAATATGTCCATCTACAGAAAGTGGATATGCCCAGTAGCCACCAACAGGAATAGACGTTCTGTTCCAAGCTAGTATATTAGATATCCTCATAATTTGTTCTGGTATGTTGTCTCTCCTAAGAACCCCATCGCCATAATCTCTCATAGCCGTGTTAATTCCCAACCTAAGAGAAACACAGCATGCATCATTACTAAATGCAGAGTTTATATCATCTTCTGTAAGCTCACACTTCCTGTAAACAATATCATCGTCTGTAAAGAACATAACATATTCAGAGCTGTCGCTAAGTATAATTTCTATATCTTCAAATATACTGTAGCTCTGCTTAAAAAATTCTACCTCGGGATGTTCATTGATTAACTGCGCGTAGCTTGTATCATAGCCTTCGGATGTGGCATACAAAACAACAATCTTATTATTAGCAAATAGATTTTGGTTTATGCTTTTGAGGCATAGGTCAAGTTGTAAAGGTCTATCTTTACTAAATACGATTGAGGTAAACATCAAAAGTCTCCTTGTTCTCCATAAACCATTCTACCGTAGTTTCAAGACCGTCTAGCAGATCTATCTTTGGCTCATAACCCAACCTCTCTTTGGCTCTGCTTATATCTAGCTGTCTTCGGGGTTGTCCGTCTGGATAGCTGGAGTTAAAGTATATCGCCCCCTCATAACCCATAACTTCTGCAATAGTGTGAGCAAGATATTTTATTTGTATCTCGCCACCAGTACCTATATTAATTGGCTCTGGTGAAACATCTTTTTCGAGTGCAAGACTTATAGCATGTGCACAGTCAGAGACATACAGAAACTCCCTACTAGCTTGACCAGTACCCCAGACTTCTACAGCTTCTAAGTCGAACTTGATAGCTTTATAGAATTTTAAAATCAGGGCCGGGATTACATGACTTATGGCAGGGTCGAAGTTATCATAAGGGCCATACATATTAACAGGGATGAGGTTAACACCGTTAAAATTGTACTGCTCATGATATGATTGCACAAGCTGCATAAGTGCTTTCTTTGCAATTCCATATGGTGCATTTGTTTCTTCTGGATAGCCATTCCAAATATCTTCCTCTTTAAAGGGTACTGCGGTAAATTTAGGATATGCACAGACAGTACCAACCATCACAAATTTATCAACTTTGTTAATTCTGGAAGCTTCGATAGTATTAGCACCCATCACCAAGTTGTTGTACATGAATAGTCCGGGATTCTCTTTGTTTGCGCCAATACCTCCAACGGTAGCTGCGAGATGAATTACTGCTTCGGGCTTCTCATCTGCAAAAAAATCAAACGTCTCCTCACAGCATGTAAGGTCAATTGATTTCCCTTTTGGTACTAAATTAGTGTACCCTTTTGATTGCAGGGTATTAACAACAGCTTTTCCTAAGAAGCCGGTGCCTCCAGTTATTAGAATTTTTTTATCTTTGTACATTTATGTGTTCCTTGGCTTTCTTCCAGCCATCAATAATATCACTAGACTCTTTTATATATCCAAAATGCGATAGTATTTCAGCCACTCTATGAAAGTTCGTATGATTGTTCAAAACAAACTCTCTACCTGTACGACTAATTTCTAAACGCTCTTCTTTATTGTCAAGGTAGTAGTCAATTTTTGCACGAAACTCATTTGGCGAGTCTGCGAATACTACACCATTACCATCAAATATCTTTTTGATCGAAGATACGTTGTCGGATATACAGAACCCGCCGGAGCACAGTATCTTAAAACATCTCTCATTAATATCAAACCCATACTCATGAGCGTGTGGTTCACTTAAGTTGGGGCATATATTAGCAGAGGCGAACAGGTCTTTTACTTTGCTATCTTGTATGTGTCCGCAATATTGGTTAACTCCTGTCCAAGGTTGATTGCCGAATATTTTAATGTTGTATTCACCAATAGGATGGCACAGCGGGGTTAGATAGTTGTCTATGATAATACCCTTGTAAGGCCAATAACCTCCAACAAATCCAATATCGCAATTTAAAGAATCATCATAATTAGATTTTAAGTATTCTTGAACATCGGCGCACATTATCAAAGACTTAGCGTCAATCCCAATTTGTTTGTATTTCGAGTGTGTTTGGTCTACAGCCTCTTGATCATAATGGATATGAACAAAATCTGGTTTACCCGTCTCCTCTTTTAATTTCTTTAGTGTCTGTAGCTCATCTTCTGTCGCATAGAGAATGTTGAATCTTTGGTCTTGTTCAAAGTCTCCCCAATCGCCAGCCCTGAGTCCAACTTTTAAGTGTGGTCTTTCATAGATACATTTCAGTAGCGCTCTATCCAAATTGTAAGACTGTCCCATAAATACATCTGGCTCAAAGCTATCGAAAGCATCAAACGCAGGTATCCTTTTGCAATCCCAGAAATAGACTTCTACGCCACATTCCGCAAAGGCTCTAGCCCAAGCCATCCTTTGGAAATAGTGGGCATGCATCCCATCACTTGATATTAAAATTTTCATTCTTTATATCCTTCATACAATCTATTTCAACTATAAAGGTTTTGTTGGGTTTATGCACTCTAAAAGAACCACCTTTGTTGATTATAGAATTTATTATTTCAAATGTTAGTAAGGATTTGGATTCTTGATTAGCCTTGCAGCATAGCTGTCTAAGCATAGCTAGCTCCTTGCCTGTAAAGAAAGCCATTTGCGCCCATTTGTCTTTTAGTCCATATGAGAGTATGCTAACCTTGTCGTTCACCATAGTTATTCCGACCTCGCGATCTCCAATACTGTTGGCGGTGTCCAAAACGACAAACGATTTAGAAAAGTCTGCTGCCTCTAATATATCGCTATTAAAGTACAAATCTCCATGCACGAGCAGTATACTATCATCTGTAGAGGCATTTACAAGAAGCCTTAAGGTTTCAAATGAACCTGTTGTCTCATAAAGCTGATTCTCTACAAAGCTAACTTGACCAGAGAACTTCTTCATTATTTTCTGCGACTCCACGCCTACCCCGACTAAGATATTGGGCTTTACAAACATAGAGTTAAGGGCATCTAACTGCCAGTTTAATAGACACGACCCTCCTATCTTTATTAAAGACCTTGGTTCGTTTGATTTAATTCTATTACCAAGGCCAGCACACAATAACGCAACACCTGTGGTGAGAGAACTGCGTTTAATTTTTTGTATGAATCTGCTCATTGCGGCTCTTAATTCTCTGCATGTTGTCAATAAAAATATTTTGGTTCATCTTCATAGACTGATTCTGTCCTGTTTCTCTAACAAAAGATAGAGGCTCTGGTATGTGATTAATCATACACACGTCGGCCAATCTAATCCAAAGGTCGTAGTCTTCTGTGCATCCTATAAAACCCTTAGAAGCTGGGCCATGTAAAGTGCTGTCATAAAATTCTTTGTTTTCGATTATGACCCTTTCTAGATGTCGCTTCTTTATTAGTCCAGCGCTATGCACAATGCATTGTCTATGAAGCTCTTTTATTGAATATGGATACTTGTATTCGTACTTTTTATAATCAACGCTACCATAGTGAGTTTTATGTATAATATAGTCGGAATAAGCAACGCCAACTTCGTCGTGTTTCATCAGTACGTCTACATGTTTTCGTATCTTTGAGGAGTCATACATATCGTCTGCATCTAGAATAGCAAAATAGTCTGCCCAGTTCCAAGCTTCCCAAATCGCAACATTCCTAGCGGTGCTCGCGCCTGAGTTATTGATGCGATAACACCATAAACCTAGATCATTACACTGGAATGACTCCATAGATCCCTTGTAATATGGTTCATCAATTTCATGCTGATCTGTTATGTTTGAAATATCTTCTGCGCAGTAAGTGCGAATTTTATCCCAAGAACCATCGGAAGATCCGTCATCTAGCGCGTAGACACGTATTTGTCCCTCATAGTCTTGCTTGAGGGCGCTGTCTATAGCATCTAAAACATAGTCTCCATAATTATAATTTGATATTATGACTGCTACTTTAGGAAGCTGCATCAAAGAACTCCTCTTGTGTAAAGACTGTTTTCTCATCGCTATTCTTAGCAAGCGCTCTCACTTTTTCTAAAAAGTTAACCTGTACTTGTTCAGCATTTTTTATGTCTAATATGTTATTGCTACCATCAAGAAACTTGTGTACAGCGGCTTGAAAAATCATTCCCTGAATACCGCTTGATGGTTCAACAAGAACGATTCTGTTAAGTTTAACATTTATGTTATTGTCAATAGCCTCGAAGAGATCTTTTCTAATCTTCCAGTTTGATTCGGTTACATAAATCCAGCCATTTTTTGCATGCTTAAAGGCATCATCTATATATAGCAGATCTCTTTGTTCCAATAGAGTCTGCACTATGTGAAACTCAGTTTCATCAAAATCAAAGGAGTCGTTTAATATGCTATGTATTTCTTCATTATATTCTACTTTGCTGTTGATTACTACAATATATCTAAGACTACCAACTGTTTGATCTTTTATTTCTTGTATCCTATTTTTCAAATTCTGCATCGGGTTAGGCACTGTAGTTTTTAAGAATACAAAAATACCCAATGGGGGAAATATCTCAGACTTTACCGTCGCAACTAAATCCTTTTTTTCTTCATCGTCTAAGACGAGCTTCCATTCTTCTGGACGGAAGGCGGTACAAAATCTATTAAAGATGTAAGCATGCTTACCATCTTCTTCTCTCGTGGTTTCTTCCGGATTAAATACCTTATGTCTACCTAACTCACATCCTGTCTGTCTATTATCGGTGTATTCCGCAAACACACAATTTTTACAATATGTTTCAACTTGGTATTCAGATTGCATTTTTTGTTCTCCTCGCGATTATTATTGATTGCATTGTATCGTTGTTTACAAACTTTTCTTCTATTGTAAGCCCAGCCTGCGTAAGTAAGTCAGATATAACTTCTGTATTTAGAAAGGATGCTACCGCTGGCACTTCTTCAAAAATAAGACTATTCAAATCCTGTATATTCATCCCAGACTTATTATAAGTATAGCAAACTATATCAATATCTTTTTCATATATTACAATTTTACCATCTAGCCTTAGCTTTGATATTATCTTATTTAAGATTCCACCAATATTAGCAAAGTTAAATGTGCATAGCGCACAGTCTACGATTATCTCTGTAGCCTCTGCGTCATCTACAAGAACATCTAAAGTAGATATATCCTGTATCCATGTGTGACTGTTTTGTTGGGGGTTTTTATGTGATATTATTACCTTCATTTTATTTCCTATAGTTATCTATAACATTAAAAAATAGACCGTTCCAATCATCAACGAATCTTTGCAGGTTAAACTTGTCCTGCATTGTCTTCTTAGCTGCCTCGCCTAACTCTCTAGCCTTAGATGGGTTGTCTAGAAGATATTGGCACGATGCGCGTAGTTCATCTGCGGTGTCGGCAAGTAATCCATTTTGACCATGCTCGATTATTTCTGGAATCATACAGTTGTTTGTGCTAACTACTGCACACCCAGAAGCCATAGCTTCCATGAGAACTGTCGGCACTGGAGAGTGTATTGATGTGTTCAAAAATATAGATGAGCTCTTATATGCATCCCTGAGAGATTCTATACTGTCTGCAGGCTTAGAAAGTCCCGGACTGTCACCGAGAACCCTAACTGGCATAGCGTGAGGTGATTGAAATCCTACCGTCTCTTTCCAGAGATTCCATCCACAGCACCAGTCTCTATCTGGCCACTGGTTAACAACCGACAGCAAAACATTCTCTCTATCTAGCTTTTCTCCGCTATCCCAAAAATCAACATCTACGCCATGTTCTATGACCGAAGTTGTATTGTTTTTATAGTTGCCCCATTGTTGCATATTATAGTTGGATATGAAGCTGTTATGGTCTACTGGTATTGAATTAAAGCCAGAAACTTGTTCTTGAACATTAAACCTAATATCAGGCAGCACATGAGTGTGTCTTAGTATGGGAATATTAAACAACGATTGAAGCTGCTTCGCTAATGACATTCTTTCGCAGCTCGTATGACATAATATTAAATCAAAGTTTATATGCCAAGGAGCAACATCGCACTCCTCGTAATTGTTTGGTATTTTACCAAAGTCTCTATTCCAAGTTTTTCCATGATTTATAGAGTAAAAGTTGTGTCCGGTTCGACATAAATTTTGTTCGTATCTTTCATGTGTGCAAAACGTAAGCACGTTAAGCTTGTCGTCAGACGATAGGGTAGATCTTCTAACTATAGATCTGACAGATTGTTGTGAAGCCATACTAGACATTTAAAAGCTCCTTCATTGTTTGGCCTACTCTTTCAATCGTGTAGTCCTCAGCTCTTTCTTTCGATAGAGACTGCAGTCTACTCCACTCCTGCTTGTCATTTTTATATGTCTCATACGCGACTCTCATTGTAGAAGCTAAAGCCTCCACATCAATTTCTTTCCAAGAAGTCAATGATGTATAGACATCTTGCATAGAGTCATTTGCCAAGTAACACCTTGTTGATCTAGACTGAACTGGCCATCCAACACAAAAGTCATCCATGCCGGTTCCCTGCGTATGGATTACTGGCTTGCCTAAAGCCATAGCTTCTAGCGCTGGTATACACCAAGCCTCTCCAAAACTAGGCATTACAAAGCAGTCTGTTTTGTCAACTAAGGAAACTAGGTGTTTTTTTTCTAGTCTTCCAGTAATTGCAACTTCTTTACGATAGTTCTTTCTAATTTTTAGGCCAGACTTAACACTCTCTGAAAATCTATCAAACTCTTTAAGGGTTGCATCAGAAGTAGCTCCCGGCATAGAAAGCTTTAGAAACAAGTTTACTGGTTCAGAGGGATGAAATTCTGTATGATAAGCTCTTAGCAATACCTCTACGTTTTTTCTTTTTATAAACTCGCCCACAAAACAAAAATTAAAACAACCATCGAATTCACCTATACTGGCACAGTCCTCAACATTCTTATAGTCTTCCAAGTCTATCGGCAAGGGACAGATCTTAACAGGCACTTTAACACCACTAAGGGCTGAAGCCTTAACCATCTGTGAGTTAGCCACCCAAGCCTCATCCATCAAATTTATGTATTTATGCCACATGCTTTCAGAAAAGGTATTTGTTTCCGTGTAGAAGATGCCTATGTTCTTTAAGGAGGTATTGCAATGATATAGAGTCGGTAGGGTGTGCTGTATACAAACTTCCGCACCCCTTTGAGATTGGTCTTCAAGATGTTTGACCCTTCTATTTTCTGTAATATGTGACCCATTAAAAGTTATTGATCTAGGGACAACGTTTACTCCGGCAGAGTCTAGCGCTAATATATTGTTTAGGCAAGCATTTCCCCATCCTGTGCCATCATTGTAGTTTCCTATATATACTACCTTCATACTGACATGCTCCTTAATTTGTCTGCTCGCAACTTTTCCCAGTCATTCATAACTTTTCTCATGCTTAGCATATGTTCGCATGCGTTTTCTACGCTAAAGCTAGACCAGTTGCGAACATTATTATTTATGTGAGACTCGCTGAAGTAATAATTTACATCTGTGCTTTGCGCAGTGCATTTATAAGTTAGGTCTTTAATTGTCTTTCGCCACTGATGACTACCAATTAACTCGGGACATCGTAGCACATTAGTGAATAAAAAGTTAACCTGTTCCTTAATAGTTAAGCCATCTGGTACAGAAGAAGCCAAAGGTTCTAGCACCTGTGGAGGCGATAGCCAAGTCTCAGATAAATCTTTTACTGGAGTAGCCGCAAAGTAATCAGCCCATATTTTAGCGGTGTTATCCCAGTTATACCTTTCTCTAGTCTTCTGCCTCATAGCAAAACCCAACTGCTTAAGCTTTTCGCGCGGAGAGTTGTATAGTTTACAAATTTCAACCAGCGCAAACTCGTTGTTGGGTATAGCCCTATGGCATCCAGTTTCACACTCCATCGGCAACGCCAAAGGTGGTATCTTTATAGCGCCAACATTGTCAGCAACAGATTGCATGGCAGAGTAATCAACTGTGATCAAAGGTACTCCACATTGCGTAGCTTCAAGTTGCGGCATACCAAAGCCTTCAGAATTAGCATACTGGATATACACATCGAAAAGATTATAAATCATAGCTAGCTCATGGCGCTCAAGCTGGTTGTTTATGCCTACTAGCTCTCTCTTGTATGTTCCGCAAGAATAGCAGTGTGAAATAACATCATCAAAAAAATTGCAGCTTAACTTGCCACAGTTTTTGCACTTATAGGTGAACAGGACTCTGTTTGTTAGCCCATATTTTTGTAGTAGTTCTGGTATCTCCCACCCAATATCTGGATAAGATGTATGACAATGAAGATAAGCGTCTGTTGCTTTAGTGGTGTCTATAAACTCTCTAAAGACCCTAAATAGATCTGGATATAGCTTTCTTCTTTGGTTTCTCATAACAGTTCCTAATATGAAGGAATCTGGTGACAAACCCAAACTTTCTCTATGTTTTGCTTTATCCAATACGGGGGAAAATTCTTTACTGGCACACGGAGAAGCTACATCAATAAAATTAAGCGCATCGCATTGGCTTGTGAGAACATCTCGACCAAATTCAGAGTATGCAAAAACAGAATCCGCGCTAGCAAAAGTGTCTATCCACTGCGCATTTTGTGGAGCCGCATCTACGGTCGGCATAATACACCAATTATAAAACTTTCTAAATGCAGAGCGCTGTTGAAATTCAAACATCCACCAATCTCTAATATCCATCACGAAGTCCGGCATAAACTCCAATAGCACATGATTAAATGTAAAGTCTCCAAATTCAGCGGTAGGGTAACGCTTATAATCCGCCCAGTCAGAGCTGTCTTTCTCTGGTTGATTGGGAAATATCTTCCATCCCTTCTGGTGTTTCGCCGCAGTCTTTGCGTCGGTGTAGCACGCAAGTTCAGCTACTTCAAATCTTGGATCAGTGCATAATCTAGAAAGCACCTCTTTAGTATATACGGAATATCCCGTAGGTAAATGGTGACCTTCTGAACAGAAAAGAATTTTTTTACGCTTCATACCTTTTAATCTTTCCTATTGCAGAGTACAGAAAACTATAATATTCACTCTTTGTCAATGCGGTCTCCTCACATATTTGTTTTCTCGTCATGCCTTTGAATCTAAACTCTAATATTTTTCTCTCAAGAGGTATAAGTTTATTAGCGTAAGACTTTAGTATGTTGTCAAACTCCATAACATCATAGTTATCGTTCCAGTCGGGAGAAATATTCGGCTCTAATTTTACATTCTCTTTCCACTGCAGTTCTTTTTTTAGGAACTTTATGAGAGAGTTTCTAACCGAGCAGAAAATGTAATCTCTTAAATTGCCTTTATTCTCGTCGAAATTATTTATAGCCTTAAGCATACCCAAGAATCCTACCTGTAATAGATCCTCGAAATCATATGTGTCTGTTGTATTGTTGAACTCTGCTATAAGATATATGATAATATCTAAATTTTCGTCAACTTGAGCTTCTACACTAGCCATTTTCTCTGCCTGAGAATATTCTAAAGTTTTGGACACGGAAAATTACCTTTTGTCTATGTTCATCATTTGAGTTAGTCCATTTTTGTTGTCGGGCAGATGCGTTAACAGCTATAATATCTCCCTTGTTACAAAACTCATTTATTGTTTCTGCTCCAGTATCCCAAGCTTCAAAATCAAAAAAGTCAACACGTTTCTTCTTATTGCCGTCTTTGTCTCTTCTGTACTCTTCGATAGCCAAAGAAAAAGTAACAAGCTTTGTCTTGCCAACATCCCTTATTGTGGGATCAGCTACGAGCCTTCCTATTAAAGTACAATTATTCATTAAACCTCCTATCAAATTAAGACTATAAGAGATTATAGCATTATACTATACTTCAGACACCTTGTTAATTATTAAACTCGTATCTTTTTTCTTAGAAACTTGCCCAAACAGCAGTACTGTGTTGCCTTCATACATGACACCTTTAAACTCTTCGTATGCATCAGGAAACATTACAGCTGAGTCTAGAGTAGCACTGGAATCCTCTACACTCAAGAAGGCCATTGTCTGACCGGGATTTTTACCGTTTTTAGTAACGTATTCACGTAAAGAGTTGATATGTACGGCGACATTAACCTTCCCAGTTCTACCATTAATAATCTCTTTACAGGTGCAGTTTACTAGAGAGCTCTGTATACCATCGGTCTTTGAGAATGTAAGAGAGGTGCCCATGTACTTCTTCTCTGTGTCAGCTATCCAACCTTCGTGATCTGTGAGATCGAATGGTGGAGAGTCAATCATATTTCTGATGTCAAACACTTTAATCAACCTATTGGAATTTATCTTAAGATTATTTATCATATTATCTATAGCGTAGATTAACGTATCATTTGACTTATAATTCTCGCTCAGCCATTCTCGCTCTCTTTGCGAAAGACCTCTATAGCTTTTGTACTCATACATCATTTCATTTCTATGCATGCGATTCTTTTTGCCGTTAAAAGCACCAACACTTATTAGAGACTCCATACATGTCTTGTTTACTTTAAATCCTAATGTCAATAGAGTATCTAGCCAAGTAAAGTCTGAGAAGTCTTTGTCGAGTTTCTTCTCTAGCTGAGGAATCAAATCAAGCATCTTTCTAGACTCGGCAGTACCAACACCCTTTACATTTGTGATACCAAAGTATATTTTGTCTCCATTAGCCGTAAAATCTGTGTAGAAATGACCAAGTCTAGGAGGTAGTACCTCTATATCGTACAATTTAGCGTCAGACACCAACTCTTTTATCTCTTGTTGTGGGTCTGGCTTTCTCTGTGCGTGATTAAGATAAGATTCAAAGAACCTAACCCGTCGATGCACTTTACAATAAGCGCTTCTATATGCGTTAACCGCATATGAAACAGCATGCGATTTATTAAATGCATATCTATTTGACTTTTCAATCCATCCAAATATTTCTTCTGATGTCTCTTCGTCAATACCTTTGTTAGTCGCGCCCTGTACAAAAGAACCTTTAATCTCAGCCATGAGACCGGCTTTTTTCTTGCCAATAGCCTTTCGTAGACTGTCCGCTTCTTTGAGGTCAAAGTCAGCAAGCTGCTGAGCTATTTTCATAGATTGCTCTTGATAAACAAGAACCCCAAATGTTTCTTTCAGGATTGGCTCAAGGCTATCATGAAGGTATTTGACTTCATCAATGCCCGCCTTGCGGTCAACGTAATGTTGAGTCATAGACTTTCCTTCAGTAAAAGCCTTAAGACAGCCGGGACGAATCAATGATATTAGAGCTGCTAGCTCTTCAATATTTCTTGGGCGTACCCTTTTAGCCCAAGACCTGCCAAGCTGGGACTCTAACTGAAAGACTCCTTTAGTGTAGCCTTCACAGATTAAATCCCAAGTCTTACTGTCATCAAAATTATCAATATTAAACGTAGAAATCGCCATTTGCAAATGCTTTCTCGAACTTTGTCTTTTCTGAAATGTTTCGTTGAAATTTCAAAAACTTAATCAATATATTAGCTGTGTCTTTAACATCCTGTAGAGCGTCGTGAGCATTTTGTTTGCTCTCTTCGGGAAAACCCATGTATTCTCTAAGGAAGTCCATACTAAGACTTTTAAAGTCTTTATTGTTCTCCGTCCAAGAAAACACCATATCCATTAGATCCAGCTTAAAGATTGGATTGAATATATTTTGTCTTCCTCTAGAATCAGTTGTGCCATGCATATCACACATTCTTTGAACGATTGGCAAGTCAAAACCAATAATGTTATAGCCCGCCGCGATTGGAGCTGTGTAAGACGTTCCTCTAAAGTTAAACTTACTACAGAAGTCCTCAAACTTTTCCCAAACAGTTTTTGGTGATGGTGCTTTTGCTAAATCTTTACGGTTCTTTCCGGTAATTTGAAGAGCTTCCTCTTCGATTGGATCGAATCCCATTTCAATTGCCTTCTTGTCGTCAAGAATGGGCCTGATCTCACTATTGAATACACCGCCGGGCTGCAGCGTTAGCCGTCTACCATGAAGTGCTATCGCTGCAATCTGTGTGGGTTGTGTCTTGTGTGGATTTCTAGACCCTGTCTCGAAGTCAAAAACAATAATATCTCTATAATTCATTACGATTTCCTCTTTAGTTCTAAGAACATGCCAACTGCTTCATCGACGTTCTTATAAATTTTACTAAACTTAAGTTTTCTAGAATGTACTTGATACGTGCGAGACATTCCGTTTCTTGATGGCACATAGTTGCCCAAGTTGCACAGACTGATATCCTTGTACTCGATTGCACATCCAGAAAAAAGAACTGATTTGTAGTCTGATTTATGATCCATTAGTCTCTCACTTTCTTATTATATTCCATAGCGGCTTTAAAAACATCCGCAGGTAAATTATTTTCTTCTAAAATGTGAATCATTCCGCTAAGATCTTTAGGGAAACAAGATCCACCAAAGCCTAGCTTTCCATCTGGCCCCGGAACTGTCCAGTGTGTTCTTTCAATTCTAGGGTCAGCGCCTATTGCCGATTCAATGAACTTGTTATAGTCAACACCTAGCTCTTCACACAAAGCATAAATATGATTGGCAACGGAAACTTTTACTGAGAAGTAAGAGTTAGTAAGGTACTTAGATAGCTCAGCTTCTATAGAGCTAACAACATAAATATGTGCCGCTGGCCATCGCTCTCTGAAGAAAAGACGCAATGCTAAATCTTCGGCTTCGCCGTAGTCGTTTCCAATTAAGACAGTTTTTGAATCTCGATAATCCTGAACGGCGTTTCGTTCTGTCAAGAACTCAGGATTTGAAATAACTCGAATACTGTGCGATTCTTCCACAAATTTCTTCATTGTTCCGGGAACTAAAGTAGATTTTATTAGCACCATAGGGCTCTTCCTTAGCTCTCCAGCAATATAATCTAGCCTGCAAAGAGCGTCATGAACAATGCTTGTATCGCAACTACCATCATCACCTCTAGGGGTAGGTAAACATACAAAGATTATTTCACAATTCTCAACTATCTTAGTATATTCATTGTTCATTGCTAGGCCAGACTTGATGTCGTAGCCATACACAGTGTCACCATATGATTCAAAATATCCGCTTACGGCTCCACCTACGAAACCTAAACCAACTACTCCAACATTCATTCTTTTATCTCCATTATTTTACTTAATAGGTCAATACCTAATATATCGAATTTAACATGTCCCTGCTCTTCGAGATCTCCCATCTCAAAACCGGCGACAAGGTTATTGTTTCTATCCTGTACCATTGGGCAAACCTCGTTTAGTTTGTTGGAGGATATAATCACTCCAGCGGCGTGCTTGCCTTGAGATTTTATAGTGCCCTCAATATCCATAGCCTGCTGAAACACAGAGGATAGCGGTCCAATTAAGTCATCTTCACTATTGACTTTACACCACCTGTCTAAAATCTCTGGCTGATACAACAATGTCCATTTAATTAAAGATTTCTCTCCGCTCTGCTCTAAAAGGTCCGAGACATCTGCTTCATTAGGAATGTTCTTGGTAAGCTCATTCATCTCAGAAAAAGAAACGTTGCTATTGATTCTCATCACTTCTTTAAGGGCAGCGCGCCCTTGTAGTTTATTAAATGTAATCATCTGCGATACGTTGTCTTCGCCGTATTTTGTTTTGATGTATCCAATAACTTCATCACGTTTTTCTGCCGGTACATCCAAATCAATATCAGGTAATGATACATGGTCTTCAGTGTTACGACCAGCATTGTAGAATCTCTCAAAAATTAAATCGTACTCAATCGGATCAATTTCTGTAATACCAATTAAGTAAGAGATCAAACAGCCTGCCGCAGAACCTCTTCCGGGGCCGGGCAACCACCCTTGCTCTCTAACGAAATTAACAATATCTTGAACAATCAGGAAGTATCCAGATAGTTTAGCTTCAAAAATAACATCCATTTCGTTCTTGATTCTATCGAGATACTCTTGTTTTGTATTCTCATCATCAACCTTCCCAGCTTCAGCCAGTAGCGTACGCCAGCCATCTCTACATAGCTGTTTAAGGTACTCGTCCTCAGTATAACCTTCTGGACAATCAAACTCAGGTAGCATAGGTTGACCTAAGATATCATACTCCTCACATTGATCTGCGATTTCGTTACTCATGGCGATCTGTTCATCAGTGTACTTAGACGTGACCTCTTCTATTGTTGGCAAGTAGAACTTGTCTGACGAGAAGAAGGGCTTCAAGTGCTTGAAAGAGTCCAGCTTACCTTTAACCTTAGACATTGTAGTTTTCATACCTGAACACAGAAGTATCCTATGAACCTCTGCTTCGTTCTCCTCTACATAATATGCAGAATACTGCTTAAGTCCGTCTATGCAGATAAGGTTTTTATCAAGAGAAACTTCTGTTAGCTTGTACACTACTTCGTCTTCGTACATGTTCTTTTTAGAAACAAGGTCAATCAGAGCGTACCAACCAGCTTTATTCTTGGCGACAACAGTTTTCTTTTTGCCGTTATCAAACTCTAGAGTGCAGCCCATGATAGGCTTGATATCATTTTTCTTACATTCCTTATAGAATGTAACAGCACCTGAGATGGTGTTGATATCAGTGATTGCGCACGCATTATACCCAAACTCTTTGCACTTCTTGGCTAGCTTGTCTGGCTTTGAAAAGCCTCGCTGTAGACTGAAGTGAGTTTTTACATTTAAAGGAGTCCAACTCATTCAAGTAATCCTATTTAGTCTTTTTCTGTCTAAACTTTTTTAAATCTGAGATTGCAACGTTGTAACAGTCAGCCCTAACAATAAATCCATTAGACGGATCTATCTGACCTTTTGTTAGCTTCTTTGCTTTTTCAAAATATTCATCGTGCTCTAGCCATCCTAAGACCCAAGCTCTACCCCATCGCTTGTTCTTGTTTTCAATTCTAACAAATGCGTATCTGTCACACTTTTGTTTTGTGTTAAAATTGGCAACTGAACACTCATAGAACGGTTTAGGTTCTGAGGTACATCTCTTTGTCTTGACATCGTACTTGATACCCGACTTAGAAACTATGTCGTAATCGTATGTGTTATTAATTGTACCATCAATAACTACGTTTGCAACCTCTTCTCCTAAAAAACCTGCTATATTTCCGCCGCCCTTCATGATGGAGTTACGTATTACACCCATCTCTCTAGACTTAGCCCAAGCGCGTTTCTTCATTTCTTCTGTAATTTTTATTTCAATCATTATCCCGGTGCCTCATAATATCCAACATCAAAACCTTCTCTAGTGCAATTCTGTATAGTGTCTAACATCCCGAACTGATCTAAATGATTGCTGACATGTCTGCACATGCTTTCGTCAGTTCCGGGCCAGTCTTTTTTACAAAAATCACATAACTTAGTACATTTCCAATGGGCTTGATTTTTAGATAGCATTCTTGGTCGTGTTGTTTTTTTGATCTCCTCGAATCTATCTTTGAGCATACCCAAAAACTTTTGTCTGTCGCTCTCTTCAAAACATATGCTAAACGGACCACCATCTCTAATGAAGTATATCGACATAATCGCATCTTCATATTGAGGGAAAAGTTTAGAGATTGCGTAATGATACAACATTAATTGTGGATCTTTACATAGCTTCTCATAGGTCTTCTCTTCTCCTGTAGCCCAGTTAAGTCGGCGTCCTGTTTTCCAGTCAATAACTTCGATAACTCCGTCATCAACTTCAGTCACTAGGTCAATAGTCCCTTTAATAGCAAGGCGCCCTTCAACCGTAGTTCCATCTGGCATATCGTACTCATATTTGGCCCAGTCTTCTTCTATAGCAATATCAAATTGTGGCTCAGCCGCTACAATATTTCTGTTGCGAGGGTCAAAGTTTCCGTCTTCATAAGTCAACGCTTCCCAAGTTGTTTTGTCGCAAAACTTATAATCAGCATTGGTATAGTGATGAGTGCAATTAGATGTATAATGGTCGTAGCTACGCTTAAGGATTTCGTTTACAAATTTCTTTGTTCCGAGTTTACGTTTAGTGAACTCGACCTCTCCGATAGCGTCATCCTCAAGCAATAGCTCGGCCTTATCTTGGTGTAGCTTTTTACAACCAGCTAGAACTTCCATAACTTTATGGACAATCGTACCTAATTGAGCTTTCTTGCCAGATACAGTCTGATGACCTAAAACATAAGTCATAAAGTACTGCATTTGACAATACTCAAAGTTGTTATAACTAGAGCTACGTATGTATGTAACTAACATATTTATTCCTTGATTTTCTTGATGCCGCCAACAAGTTCAGGTTTGTCCTCAACTGGCTCCGGCACTACGGGTTGTATCACATCTCCCAACCAACCCCATTTTTCTAATAGAGAGATAACTTCTTTATTCGTTTCAATAACGCTAAGGTCTTTGTTGTCGATTATAGCATCATATTCTATATTGTCTACTTCTAGCTCACTGGAATGCAGGTCATCTGCGTCGTCTCCTCTTGTTAAACGTATAACTTTTCCGCCAGCCCTTTGAACCGCCTCTGCTTCGTTAGGGAATCTGCAGTCCGAAACAACTGCGAGCAGGGATTCTTCCTCTCTAATGTTTCGTAGTGTTCTATCGGTCCAAATATCTGGGTGAATCTTGCGGCAAATGTCTGTGCCAAAGTGCTGCAAGAACTCTCTAGCGCTCATTCTACCTTCGTTTTCCCCGTCATAGCCGGGCATATCTTCCCATCTGATCCAAGTTAAGCTATTTTTGTCTAGATCTGTGCCATAGCACTGTGGTTTTGTCAAGCCAAAAAGCCCAGTAGCTATCTCTTTTAGAGATGAGGCAAAAGAATAATGCTTGATAAATGGCCACATGTTTTCTGCTGCCCACATACCAAACTCAAGGTCATTGCGTGTGACATCAAGAGCACCTTTTGTAATCTTTTTTTGTCCGTTTTCATCTACTGATACCGTATCTATAACAAGATGTCCATCAGTGCTGAGGTCAAAGCCGTCTACAATATTGTAGGATCTCATCTGATATCCATGCAAGAATGAACAACATGAGTTTTTGCCGGATTGTTTCTTGCCTGCAAATGCCAAAATCCTAGTCATACTAATACTCCTTCTAACTGTTCAAGTATTTCATTATTTATTTGTTCTACCGTCATATCGCCAATATCTTTATGGGATATGTTTGGTCTGTAATAGTTAAAGCGTCTACCGCATTTCTTCATTATTTGGTCTGCTGCCCTGTGGCCAGCTTCGTCATAATCTGTCAAGACAACTAAGTTTAGAGCTCCGCTTTTTTCTAGTAATACTAGTTGGTCGTCACTCATGTTTGCGCCGAATATACCGACAGAGTTCTGTATTCCGGCCTCGTGTAATCGCCATACGTCTCCCTGTCCTTCAACCACAAACGCAGTTCCCGTCTCTAATATTTTGTCTTTGGATAAATTAAGGCCGTACAGGTAAGAGCTTTTTTTAAACCCTCTACTGTGCAGCCATTTTGGTTTCATGTTTTCATAGACCGACCTACCTATGCATCCAATATAATTATAGCTCTCATCATAGATTGGGACAACAACTCTATTGGACATTGGCTTATTTTTTTTGTTACAAAGTCCCACATCGAATTTTGTGAGTACTTCCTCGCTATAACCTCTATTAATATAATAGTTAGCTGGTATGTTTAATTCCTGTAAAATTAGATCCCTATCTACGGCGGGACTTGATCTTTCTGGGTCTCTATGGAAAATTTCAAGTAGTTTCAGATCATTATTAGAGTCTACATTTTTAATGTCTTTAAGCTCAGATTCGCTCAGTCCAAGAAAGCTCATGCAAAACTTAACTGTTTCATAGACATTAGGATTACCGTTAGCCCTGTTTGCCAGTACGCCCTTTACAAACCCAAATAGATTTCTACCATGATCTGACTCGCAGTGATTTGTCCAACAATTCCAGTTGCCCTTTACACTGTTTCCATCTAGAAAAATACAGCACCCCTCTGGATTATCTCCACCATGAATTGGACATGCAAAAGCATATCTGTTGGGGTACTCAATAAAATCAATTTCAAGATATTTCAATAGCTCAGGTAGCTTTGAGAATAGCTGATTACTGATCTTCAATATTTGTTGGTTGCTCTCCATCTTCGCAAACAAAACCCTTATCTCGAACGGTAGAGTTCTTTCTTAGAGCATTTCTAGTCTCTCCCTCTACCAACTTGCCAAACTTACCAAACATGTTCATATTTATATAGTCTCCATCGTCCAGTCCTGCACCATGTCGAGCTACAATAGGAACTAACTTTCTATTGCCATTGTCTTCATCATCATCGGCAATCTCCTCATCTGACTTCATCTTAAATATAGAAAAGCTTGTACAAAGCCAAATTAGTCTATCTGACCCAGAAACTACGTCTGTTGACTCTTTTGTAATACCGTCTCTATTTAACTGTACAAAGCTTAGACAGGGAACATCATACTTAACACAGAAGTTATGAAGTTGCGTTATCTGAAAACCCAGCACTTGAAACTCTTGCATAGAGTTAGAAATACTAGAAGAGTTCATTAGCTTTAAGTAATCATATACTATTAGACAGTCCTTAGTCCTACCTGTTTCATCGAAGCCTACCTCTTGGTATATCCACTTGCGCATGATGCTAAGAATATTTTCAAATGGCTGGCCAGCGATGCTAACATAGTGATATGGTATTTCTTCTAACTGTTTAGCTGCTATTTCAACCTTTTCAAGGTTCAGCTCATTATCTGCAAACTTACCGCTTGATATTGTATTTATTTCAACACCGCTTATGTTAGCTAACATTCTATTAAGGTGATCTTCTTTTGACATTTCCGTATCCAATACAAGCACAGGAATGTCTAAGTTCTTTGATACATGCATAGCAACAGCGTCTCCAAACATTGATTTACCAACCTTTGGTCGAGCAGCAATCAAATCCACACACTTTCTACGCAAGCCACCACCTATAGCCTCATCATAAGTTGGAAAGCCTGTACTAATCCCAAGCATGTCGCTTTTATTCTCAGATAAAAATTCAACATAGTCAGCTACTTCATTGCCAATAATCTCTGGTTTATTGTCAGACCTTTGATATATTTTGGCGGTAGCATCTAATACGGGCGTCTCTATAATCGAGATGATATCATTAATATCTTCATCGCCGGTTATCTTATCTATTCTAGTTGAACAAACAGCTAGAGTTTTTTTGACATCTCTGGCAATTTGCAGCTTAGCCAACTTTGCGGCATGGAATCCAACGTTTTCTTTGTGTATGGGGAAGTTAAATAAAGACCTTAGAAACCCTACTTCTTCTTGGTTGTTTAAATTTTCATAAAATCCAAGTTGATTAGCGGCAGAAAGAATTGATGATAACTCTACCTTGTTAACATCCTGAAGCGACTTTTTGACACACTTAAATAGCATCTGATTCGTTGCGTCTGTAAAGTGTTCTGCCTCAAGATAGTCAGACTCAAGTAAAGCATCAAGGCCGTACTGACATAAGCCAGATAGCACAGCTCTCTCTGCAGCTAAGTCCTCTAGTTTCCGTTTATCTTTTTGATCTCGTACCATAGTAATCCAATATTAGCCATTGCATAAGAAAACCACATGAGTGCATGTGGGTAATCTTTTTGTTTAATACATGACCCGCAAACAACTATATACATAGCTGAAGAAACAGCTATCGCTGTCATGCCGAATGTCATTTACATACCTCTAAAAATATAAAAGCCCATACAGATGGCAGCGCTCATAAAAACGCCGAGTAAAAAGTCTTTCCATTCTAAGGTTATTGCTTTTTTCATTATCCAAAAAATCCTTTGATCTTAGTTAAGATGTCCCCACCTCCAAAGCCGCCTTTGAAGATTACTAGGTATGCTACTATAGCACCTGCGATGATAAAAAACAACCATTTTCTTTTGGCTGCAACCGCATAAGCTTTCTCTTTTACCGCACTGATCTTCTCAAGTCTGTAGTCTCTTTTACTTTCTTTCTTTTCTACTTTGTCTTCTTTCTTCTCTTCCTT